ATTTTTTGATATCCGCCTTAACCATAGCTTCGTAGAGTTCCCTCTTCATTTCCTTGTATTGCTTTTCAAGCACTTTAAATTCCGCCATGCGCTTTTCAAGTGCAACCGCCTTTTGGGATAGGGCGACAATCTCCTTCGGTTGAAAATCCTCTTCCGTGAGAAGGGGGTTCTCTTTAAGCTTCGTTAAATCGGCTCTAAATCGGTCAATTTCGGCGTATATTTCTTTTATAAGGGATTTATGCTCCTCCACTCTTACCTCGTAAATTTGCAGCCGTTCTACGTTAAATTCGGGGGTGAAATCAGCAGGTCGGTCATACACCGCCAAAAAACCTTTCTCGTACCCGTATTCGGTTAAGTACAGAAGCAATTGAACGAGGTATCTTTTATAGCCTTCTATGCTGTTATGTATTTGCGACGTGGTTTTTATTTCTAAAATCATTTCGCCGTTGTCCCCGTCTACGTGGCAACGGATGTCGCCGTTAATCTTGCGGGCGGGTTGAAAATCGGTAAAATACCAAGTATTGACATAATCGCGGATTTTTGGTTCTAATAAATCGCCGTATTCCGTGTATCTATTCCCCATGAAGTGATCCGTCGCAAGCCCCGCCTTTTCAAGCAACAATTGCCACCTCGTTTTGAAAGGGGAAATGCCCATAATAGTTGCAACATCACTTCCGCCAATGAATTTATCACGGTCAACGCTTACGTCAAAATCACTCATTGTCAATCCACTCCAGAAGCTTGATAAATTGTTCGTCGGTCGTTTTGGGTGTTACGTTATGCTCTTTGGCGAAAGCGTTTACATTTATCCCTTTTTCTTTAAGCTTTTCAATCAACTGTTCCCGTGGGGTTTTTTCCTCCCCTTGCGTGGTGTCTTCGCCGTTATTCGTCGTATCGCTGTCCGCGGTATCGTCGATTGCAAACAGCCCACTCAATGCGTATTTGCGGGCGTAGGAAGAGGATGTCCCCGTGATCTGACTCCCGTCCATGCCCTTCTTCGTTTCTTCCTCACGGGCAAGTGCTGTTGCGCTTTCCCTGTCGCCCGTTTCCACGTCAATGATGATCGCCGTTGATTCCACATAGAAGCGGTTTTCAATCTCTTTAACGCTGTCCGTCAATTTGACAACCGCCCTATGCTTTGCGCATAATGGTTTCAACGCTTCCAATATATCCTCGCATTTGCGATAGTTATATTTGCCGAAAGAGTTATACAGGGATTTCGGGGCTTTGAGTTCCGTTTGAATTGCTAACAACTTTTCATAAACGCTCATTTATCTGCCCCCCTTTCAAGCTCTGCTTTAAGGGTGGCGTTCTCTTCACGCAACACCCTATTGTCGTACTGCGATAAAGAGAGGTCTAACCTCAAACGTTCAATCGTTTCCAACAACGCTTCGATCAATACTTCGTTTTGTTTGTCTGTCATTTTGTGTTTTCTCCTTTTTAAGTTTTGTTAAATATGTACCTACTTTCATTCCGCCGTGCTTCATCACTTGATATTCAAGTTCCGCAAGTACGTCCGCTTTTCTGCCTTTAACGGCAAAGCCTTTTTCCTTCATACTCCACCGCCTTCAAAAACTTTTCCGCCGCCTTCCTTATCCCCGCCATTCTTCGATCCCGTTCTTCGTTGGTGAGGATAGGTCGATGAACCTTGATAACGGCATTCGGGCGGTCAATCACTTTGACCTCATACTCCATACACCGTTCTCCTGTATTCCTCAACGGGCATACCAAATTGTTTTGCAACGTCTTCCTCAATTCTTAAAAGGCGTAAATATGTTTCAACCGTCCAGCCTTTGTACTTGTCAGCTATTGCTCGTAATTCAGCACATACGTCTTTTACATCACCGTCTAATTTAAATCCGTTCATGATTTTTCTCCTTTTATTGCATGGTTGCCATTTAGGCAACTTTTGGCGTAAAAAAATAAAGCGTTACATCAGCGAGAGAAATATCGAGCAATCTGCAAGCTCTCACAATCTCATCAGTAGAAAACTCGCGATGATTATTCAATTTCGCCGATAATCCCGACTTGCTCATTCTCATTTTTTTTGCGAACTGCTCTTGCGTCGAGAATTTGTCTTTAATCCTCCCAATAAGCAACGCATAATCAAGAACAACCTTCTCCATGTTGATCCTCCTTGTATTTTATTGTTGCCTTTTTGGCAACTTACACAATTTATTATATTAAAATAATTTATTAAGTCAAGCAAATTTATCTCTTTTTTAGAAATTTTTTTGAAAATGTTAAAAAATAGTTGCCTTTTTGGAATTTTTGTCCTATAATTAAGGTAATCTCTATGAAAGGAGGAATAAAATGTATAAGCCCGAAAAAGTTGCCACTATTGCCGAACGGCTTAACGAAGCCATAAAACTGAAAGGGAAAAAACAAATCGACCTTGTACAAGGGACAGGGGTAAACAAATCTACTATCAGTAGATATTTAAGAGGAGAACGCGAACCGAAGCAAACGGCACTATTAAAGCTTGCGCGTGTTTTAGATGTAAGCGAAGCGTGGTTAATGGGGTTTGATGTATCTATGGAGAGAAATAAAACTCTCACTTCAGAAAGGCAAATGCTTTCTGAAGGAGAAAAGATGCTGCTGGAACTTTTTAACCAAGTGCCTAAAGAACAGCAGCGCATGGTAATTGAGATGATTCGTGTTGCATTAAAAAAGCAAGAATAATATCAACGGCGATCGTCATAGCCTGCTCGGGGTTTTCGCTTTCACGAATGATGGTAAGCAATTCTTTTTCGTTTTCTGTCATACAAACAATCTCCTTTATTGTAATGCGAACAGCCGTAATATAGTTTAAAACCTATTTATTGAACCGTCAATATTTTTTTACAATTCGCATTTGTCGCCAAAATAATAACCGAATTTATGCGAAAAATCAATACCCAAGTATGTCAAATCAATACTCAACCTTATTCTACAAACAGACAAATTTAACACATCGGAGGATAATATATGTGGTTAGATAACCTTAAAGAATTAAAAAAAGAGAAAAACTTGTCCACAAAACAGCTTGCGGAACTCGCAAACTTGCCAGAAAAAACGGTCGCGCGTGTCCTTTCGGGGAAAACTGCGAACCCATATATAGACACACTTGACCGTCTTGCCGTAGCTTTAGATTCAACGATTGGGGACATCCTTGCGGGGACAAGCGCTGTCATAGGGACAGAAACGCTCCCCGTGTTACAAGGAAACATAGACACACTTACGTCAGAAAACGAAACAATCATTGCACAACGTGATCTTGTGATTGCGGAAAATACTATTTTAAAAGAAAAAAACGCAGCTCTCGCCGCGGAAAATGATCTTTTAAAAATGCAGCTTCTCCACAAAGAAGAACTGCTTGCTTTGCACAATTATTATAACAAGCTCAATCAAAACAAATAGGGATATTAGGAGGAAACTATATGTATTATCAAAGGCAAATCGAATTTACCCTTAACGAGATACTTCTCTATTTGAGAAAATCACGTTCAGATGATCCAACACTCTCCGTCGAAGAGGTGTTGCAAAAGCACGAAAGCATCCTTGACGAATGGACAAAGCAATATTTGGGAGGTGTCGTTCCAGAAGACCAAAAATTCCGTGAGGTCGTTTCGGGAGAAACCTTAACCGACCGCCCCGAGATACAAAAAGTCCTGCGTATGGTCGAATCGCCAAAATACAAGGCAATCGGCATCGTCGAACCCCAACGTCTTACCCGTGGAGATTTAGAGGATATTGGGCGCTCCATGAAACTGTTAAAGCTCACAAACACGCTCGTCGTTACACCGCAACGCATTTATGACCTACGGGACGAGTACGATTGGGAAGCGTTTGAGCGTGAGCTTAAAAAAGGGAATGACTATCTCGAATATACCAAGAAGATTTTGACACGTGGTAAATTGCTTGCCGTTTCCGAGGGTCAATATATCGGCACGTATCCGCCGTTTGGGTTTGATAAGGTTGTATATCCCGAAGGCAAGAAAAAATGCCGCACCCTTAACCCGAATAAGGATGCGGACACGGTGAGGATTATATTTGATTTATACGTCAATAAAAATATGGGTTCACGCCGTATAGCGGATTACCTTAATGAAATGGGTTTGAAACCTGCCATAAACGATAGGTGGGCTGCCGAGGGTATCCGAGACATACTTGGGAACGTTCACTATATCGGGAAAGTGCGTTGGAATTGGAAAAAATCGTCTCACCTTGTAGAGGACGGCGAGATTAAAAAAACACGCCTACGTTCCAAAGAATATCTCATTTACGAAGGCAGGCATGAAGCCATTGTTCCCGAAGAGTTATTCAATGCAGCGCAAGAAAAGAGGGGGAAAAATCCACGCCTTACAAAGCATAGGAACGTGGTCAACCCTTTTGCAGGGCTTGTATGGTGCAAGTGTGGACGTGCTATGTCCATGCGCCCGTACCCAAATGCGAAAGTTCGTATGGTTTGTCCTGATACCAAGCATTGTCGAAATGGTTCTTGTACGTTCGATGACTTTTCCGCCCATATCCAAGAAGTTTTGCGAGAAAGCATTGCCGATTTTGAAATACGGGTGAAAAACGACGAAGGCGATTCCATAAAGCTGCACACTCGATTAATTAAGAACCTTGAAAAACGCATGAAGGATTTACAGGCGAAGGAGCTTTCCCAATGGGAAGCGCAATCTGATCCCGATCCCGCCAAGCGGATGCCGACCGAGATTTTCCAACAACTGAACGCAAAACTCTTGAAGGAAAAAGAAGAAGTCCAAGAAGCTTTGTGCAAGGCTTACGAATCCATGCCCGAACCCATAGATTATCGAGAGAAAATCTTACACTTCACGGATGCGCTCAACGCCTTAACCAATCCGACCGTGGATGCGGCAGAAAAAAACAGGCTCTTGAAAGCCTGCATCGAAAAAATCGTATATCGCCGAGATACGTTATACCGTTTGACGGACGAAAACGGGGAGTATCTAAAAGGCGTGCGTGGCGGTACTTGGAACAACCCACCGCTTGATATTGACGTCACTTTGAGGGTGTAATTATTTTTTTTACCCCTCATTGACAACATTGGGGTGCTATTTCAACAGCCCCCCAATGTTATACATGATATAATATATGAATGAAAACACAAAACTATGCGTATTATAGCACACTTCCTAAAAAATGTCAATAAGAAATAAGGGCAAAAAAGAAGGGCGGATTAATTCCCGCCCTTTTTTAATTTTTTTTACAAAATAAAGTGGAGCGCTCCGAAGAACGCCCCACATTAAGGAGGGAAAATATGGACAGCCGTCGAAACGGCTTTTTTTAGATTTTTAGTTTCTGCCCGACATATATTTTGTTCGGATCGGAAATGCTGTTCGCCTTTGCGAGCTTGCCAACCGTCGTATTGAATTGCTTTGCGATTTTCGTTAAGTTATCGCCCGATTTTACGACGTAAACCTTTTGCGCGGGTATTTTATCGAATAAAGCTTTTTCGGCTTCTCTACGGCGTTTTAAACCGTTTAGAACCTTGCCGTTGGATTTATTCCACCGCAAAAACTCTTTACCCGCCCCCGCATAGTCTTTCTTGTTCAACTTCTTCCGTAAAGTGCTTGTATAAAATGCCGTTATGCCGACATTGTATGTAAATGATACAAGTGCATCAAATTGGTTTTGCGTTAAAGGCACAAAAACGTGGATATTTACGGCGTTTTCAAATTTCGCTATATCTTCCTTTAAAAAGTTTTCCGCCTGTTTTTGGCTTATTTTTTGCCCCTTTTCAACGCCCCTTGTATGCCCGTAGCCAATCGTCCATACTCCCGAAGGGCATTTATACGCTTTTAGTTTACATCCTTCAAATTTTTTGATTAAATCAATTCCCGTTTTTGACGTTTTCAACGTCCTCATCCTTTCCGTGTTTTAATTCGGGCAATCCCGCAAGGCTTGTCAAAAGGGAAAGTATTCCCGCCATCAATGAAGCGGAAAGCACCGCCAACCAATTGACATCGCTTAAAAAGATTGCCGTACTCCCGATTGTCGCGAGGGCTGTTTGGGCGCACGTTCTCAGCGCACGCGCCCCCGCCGCCTTAAACCATTCTTTCATCCTTGCAATCTCCTTTACTCATAGATTGAATGAACACCTATCTTCGTGAGGAAGTCTTTTTGCTGCCGTTTCACCCTTTCGGCGTAGTTCAATGCTCCATGCATATCCCCGTTGCAATGCGCTTCGGGTATTCTCTGCACCGCCCTTGCCGTTGCTTCACTCAACGCCATTGAAGCACTTGCCGTTTGAATTAAGGATATAATAAGCTTCTCTCGGTTTTCGTCTTTCGTTTCACGCTCTTTGGCTTGCTTTGTCATTTGACGTTTTAACATCCAAAAGAAGAAGCCCGTTATTGCGGACGGAATGCCGCAAAGTGCCAAAATTTCGCCAATACCCATTTTGCTGTCACCTCTTTATTTAGTCCCCATTATTAAGCACGATCCCGTGACACCCTGCATATCGCCACTTACGTCGTCGATATTGACACGTATATTCGTCATGCCGAAGAAGTTTGTATCTCCTACGTCGGGCATCCCATAGTCCACAACGCTCAATCTTACGCCGTAATTTGTTAATCCATTTTTTATAGCCGCAACACTACACCCGATAATCGACCCGTTTGTAATAATCCCACCCGTAATATCTGATATAGAGATTTCGAGCGTTTTATCGTTCCTCCAAGTATCGGCGGTATAGTGTGTAATCGTGAAGTATACTTGTACGTATTTATATTTTTCTGTTACATTTAGCACAGTAGCAATTGCACGCCCTTTCCCGTCGGAAGCAACGACATCCCCATTTGAATTTTTAACCTTTTGTGTAAAGTTTGACAATTGCGGTGCGCCGTTAAGCGTGATATGCTTGGCGACAACATTCCCGTCTTTGTCAAGCGTGAAGTTCGTACTCTCGATCGTAAGCTTGTTCGCTTTAAAGGCAATAACATTCGCCGCCGCTTCGATTAAGCTTTGCAACGCCCCCGTATCGGTTTTTGTAATCTTTAAAGCCAGCGCCGCCGCCACTTCCTGCTTAAACGTGTTATACCCGTCCGTCTTGACATACTCCGCCGAAAGCGAAGCTATTATGCTGTCGGGAAGCTGCTCAATAAGAGAGGTCAACGTCGTATGTTCTTCCTGAATTGCCGCCGAAAGCTTTTCGTTCGTGACGTAGTTTGCGAGAATGGTTGCAACGACGTTCGCCGCTTCTTTTAGTCTGTCCCCTTCTTCTTTTTGAAGCTCCGTCAAGGTCTTGAAGTTATCCCCTATCTCAAACGAGGTTTTCGTTTCGTCGCATACGTCAATAGTCTTCTTGATGATGCGCGCCGTGTCGTTCACTCCGATTAAATGGTTTTTAATAGGGTGGTAATTATGCACTTGAAAATCGTCGGGAACAAGCCCCAAAAGTGACAAATCAATAGCGTTGACCGAATACTTGATTTGTACTTTATTGTTTTCTTCAAGCCATTTTCTGCCCTTCGATAAAAGGTTGCTTGGCTTGGTTACATCGTCCCATTCCACAAACCCCACATGAACGCCGTATGCGTTAATAGCTTCCGTATCATCAATGAATATACTCCCGTCGTTTACATCGGCTATCGTCAAACGTGCTTCGTTTTTGTCGGATTTCTTCGCTCCGAGAGGGATTAAACGTGTTACGAATGCCGACGGATCTTTTTCACGGGTGATTGACTTCATGTTTTTAGAAAGTGCAATCGGCGTTGATTTTACTTCGCCAAGCTCTTCCACCCAATCAAAGACTAATCCGCCGTCAACCACACGGAAGCGAATTTCTCCGCCCGCCTGCTCGATACACTTCTTCTTAATCGTTTCCCACGTGTTGTCGTACTGAATGCCGACAAATATTGTGTCATCGGGGTTATCAATTTGCCCGACCGTGAATTTCTTCTCATCTTCCACTTGGTCGTTATGCGCCCCCAATATATGCGTTACGAGTTCGATCTTCGTCCATGTCTTCTCTTTGACATAATCTTGAATGCTGTCGCAGAAATACCCTAAAAAGCTTTCACACGTTACTTCTTTCGTAATCAACCCGCGATCGTCCATAGCCACTTCGGAACACAATACTCTCCCTTGAAATTCATACCTCTGCTTGTTGGTATTGTAGACCTCTACAATCGTTTTAAAATCGTTTAAATTGTCGAAGCTATAATGTGAAGGAAGCACCGCAAAAGAGAAGCTGTCGATCGTGTTTATCCCCTGCACTACATTCCCGCTAAAAAGGCGTTGCAAATACCCGTGAAGCTCTTCTCTTATACCGTTATTGTAAATTGAACATAAATACATTAAAACACCTCTTCATAGAAGGTAAAGGTTACGCTGCACGACGTGTTTTCCGTATTCTCGATCGGCAACGTATTTTGCCCGACCTGCAATATGAAATTATCATACTTCCTCTCGCCCGCTTCAATCGCAACCCGTACCGATCCTTGCGTTATAACAATACTTGTTGTAGTATTAATCGTTGGCACAATAGGGTGGCTCGAATTGTTATTTACGTATGCGGTTAGCCTGCCTTTCGGACCGACAACATAAGTGGCGGTCTTAGCGGTGTTCGCAATCTTGTACGGGTATGCTTTGAATACTACTGTCGCCGTCGTTTTATCCATCCCCTCGCCGTCTTCAAACTCCATATCTTCAAACGTGCCGACAAAATGGTAGTCGGGGATGTGCGGATCGTATAGGGTGTCTTGGAACACGTTCATGATCCAATCGGAAAACGCCGCTTTCATTTCTTCAAGCTCTTCCGCCGACGAAGCCGTCATCTCGAATATGTATTCCAACTCCCGCTCTTCCCAATACACCTCACCATTGATTTTTGAAAAGTCATAGGTCGTGTTTGAATAAGGTATGGTTTCTTTTACGGTTTTCTTTTTGGGTTGTCCAATAGTACGTGTCGCCACGCTCGCTTCAAAGTCGTCCACCGACCCTTTCTGCCCAATTATAAGCTGGTCTAACATTGCTCCTCCTTTTTAACAAGAGGGGCGGTCGCATACACTTATCTATTTTAACGCTTCATGTATCTCCCGCCCCACCGCTGTCAGTTCATGCCGTCATCGGCATGAGTAAATTTTATTTGTTCAAAAGTGCCTGATACTTCTTGTAGGTATCGTTCCCTTCAAGGTTTACGTCCTTCAAAAGCACGTCTGCCTGCGCCTTTTCTTCAGCCGTAATTTTACCGTCCTTCAAGAATCCTTCCAATACGTCAACCGCTTTCTCAACGGCTACGTCCTGCTTGCTTGCAACTTCCTTGTCGATTGTTTCTGCAACGTTCAAAAGCTTTTTCGTAAACTTGCCAACGCCTTCTGCGGTGAGTTCCCCATCGAACAAAGCAGAATGGGAAAGAACGTTTACCATAGTTTTGCCGAGCTCGTTCACCTTGGCTTCGCCAAAAATCTTTTCAATAATAATATACAAGCCCGTTGCGCCAAGTGCGGCAACAACTACCGTCCATACATGGAAAGGCAAGTCCCAGAAATCACAAACACCTGCAATCTGCGCCCATGCGAGAGCGAAACACATTGCAACGCCCGCCGCCATATTGACGGCACGACGAACGGTGGGGTTTACGATTTTTTGGGTGAATTTAACGTATGCTTTCTTAGCGACAAACATTTCGCCAAAAACGAGAAGCATAACTACGATAGCCAATGCGATAGGGGTTGCGATTAAAGTTCTAATCATGATATAATCCTCCGAGATATTAATTGATATTTGCGCGATCAACGGATTGAGAGACTTCTGAAATGAATCGGTCATACCTTGCGGCTGCTTGTTCTTTTGCATTTGCTGTAACCTGCTCTTTATGTGCTTTGATCGCAATTTCCGTGTCGTTCGTGCAGGCAACTTTTTTCGCTTCAAGTTCTTCCTGCAACTTCCTAATTGCTGCTTGGGTTTTCTGCGTTTCTTCTGCGATATAGATATTCTTTGCATCCGTCAACTCTTCAACGTACTTTGCGTGTTCGCTTGCGAGCGCCTTCGCCACGGCATCGTTGATAGCGTTGGCTCTTAAAGAAACCATCATATCAAGAAACTTGTAACATTCTTGCTTAAACATTTACTTTCTCCTTATACTTCACTTCCTTCTGGTGCTTCGAGTGCTTCGCTTTCTTCCGCAACGGCGGTCGCTTTTTCGCTTTCCGCAATTGCTTCGTTGATCGCTTCAATCTTAATGTCAATGACCTTCAATGCATACGCTTTTTTCTGTTCCGCTTCCGCTCTAATCTGCTTTTCCGCTTCTTCGAGCTGCTTAAGTACATACGCATCAATGTCTTGGTTTTCGATCTCCGCTTTCTGTGCTTCAAACCTTCCCAACATCGTTTGCAATACCATAACCGTTTACCTCCTTTAAATATTTTATATAGTGCATTTCTCAACGCTCTTTATCTTTTTATTCCGCCCAACTTATCCGCCCAATTTTCGGGGAAAACCGAGTAATAGTCCTTGTTTGTTCTTGCTCGGTACTGTTTGAAACAATTACACCAAATGAAGGAAGGCAAGCCGACAATCAATAAGTACAACCACCCAAGCATATAGGATTGCAACTGATGCCCATATTCATGTTTAATTGTTTCGTAGTTATAGGTGTGCCATTCTCCCAAAAGAATGTATTTGCCAAGGCTCACGGAATCACCTTTAAGTTTGCAATCATAGACCGTGTAGGCTTTTTCGCCAATATAGACTTCTCGTTTTTTCCCCTTTGTGACACATTTCACAATAAACCCGATAAGCGTTTGAGGGAAACACCAAGTCCAATTAATTATGTCAAATAGAAGCTGTTTCATTGTGCGTATTGTCTCCTTTAATTAAAGCTTCCAAATTGTTTTTAAGCTCTTCCGCATACGATATAGGTAATTCCCCGTCATGGCATTTCTGCAAGAGTTCTCGCTGTTCTGCGGTGAATAGTGTTGATTGGTTTTTAATGGCAAAATAGATTGCTAATTGCCATACCATTTGTTTTGAACAACCACCTTTAATGTGCCTTACGCGAGGATTGAATGGTCCTGTTTCACCTCTTTTAAGAGCAACCTCTATTGCTCTTTTTTGGTAGTCGAACCAATCATATTTATAAATAGGGTTTTCCCCGTATACAACATCATTTAAGAGCAATTCTACCGCATATACGTCACGTTGATCGTTAAGCTCCATACGAGCGAGCTTGTTAAACTCGGCAAGGGAATAACAGAAATAGTCTACGTTATCTTTGTTAAACTTCTTATACGCGTATTCAAAGTCTTTGACAACGACCAAATAGTCTTTATCATTACAGTTATCGCAAAATATTTGACTACCTGTCTTACAGATAAACAATATTTGATAATTGCCTATTAGATTTTTAATAGTATTTATCATAAATATTCCACCACCCTACTGAATATACTTACGTTTAAACTGCCTGTATTCATAACGGTAATATAATACCCACGGTTACGTTTGACCTTTGCAATAGGAGTGTCGCCATGTGTATAGTTCATACCGTCTGCGCTTTGTCCATGCACTATAATATAGTCGTCGAGGAAACTAATCTTAATATATATACGACTTTCATCGTCCATTTGCTTAATGGCTGAGATAATGTCTCCCACAGAATTGTGCAACCGAATGTATGACACATCCGACGTATCACCATTTGTTATCCAAAGCTCAATTTCCCCGACAAAATCGGTTCGCTCTTGGTAATCATCAATACAGTGAAATACATCCTCTCCACTACCACAAATGGTCCCCACGCAATTATACTGCCTAATTCCACCACCAACGCCACTGCTACCACCACCCATTTCCGAAACCTTTCCTTGGGGTAACCATACTTCCGTTGTATGCATCCCTTGTTCGTCAATTGTTGCGATAATAAAACCATTCTCGTCTGCAATAACAAATTTACCCGTATTGTCTTCCTCGATTGGTTTATTGCTTAAATCGTTATATTCACCGCTGAAATCGGATTTATTGTTCCATTCCGCTCTTTCTTCATTTGTGATATGTGTATCATCCTCTGCGATATGGTCGTCAACCTTTTTTTCAAGCCCCTCGAAATCGCCGCCGCCGTCGAGATTATCAATCTTCTCTTCTAAATCCGCCAATTTCTCGCCAACTTGAACAGCGTTTTCTCCTGCCCCTAAAGTCAATTCAGTAGTTTGCGCCCCGTCTTTGTCGATCTTGGCAATTACATTTCCATCTTTGTCAACGATGTGCAACGTATCAGATCCATCATCCGTAAGAGATGGTTTATCGGGTAAATCGTTATAATTTCCACTGAAGTCCGATTTTGCGTTCCACTTGGCTTTATCATTGAGGGTGACGTGAATATCACCCTCATTTATATGATCATCTAACGATACTTCATCAGAGGGAGTATAACCAAGGGCAGTAATGATTTTTTCTTTTGTTATATTTTCGCCAGATAGCTTTTTAAGCCCCTCGGCTGTTTTAATATTTATACTCATTGGGTTTATTCCCTCCTTAAAGAGATACCTCTTGAATCTGTACCTCATCTGTTGAGATATCGTCATATTTCCAACAAACGTTTATATAGGACGCATTTGCAGGAACAGTAATAGTAAATGTTGCAGACCCCGCACCCGTACCGCTTTTTAACACCGTGTCGTTAGCATCAAATATACAGTAATTTCTGGCATAAGGTATCTCATATTTAACTCCGCCAGTTACTGGATAATTTATATATGAAAAATAAAGAGCATTTATAGATTGAGTTCCATTCATAACAGCTGTTGATTCAGCAAGATGTGCACCACCAGAATCTCCACCGATTTGAGCTGGGTCAATATCAAGAATATGCAACTTATACAGCATATCACTTACAGCTTGCTGCCCCAGTGTCTTATGCCCATACTGATTGGGATGTGTAGGTGTGGTAGCGCTATCTGTAATATATCCAGAGTCATAACAGTTTTCAAACGTAATTCCACATTTGTCTAAATCAATTGTATGGCATCCGAAAAAGTCAGCTGTTTCTCTAATAGCGGCATTCATCTGAGGAGTATTGAATACACCATTATTAACAGGGAAATGTGCGACGTTTCCTCTCTTGAAGATATTGCATGTACACAGCATTATTCTAGCTTTTGGATATGTGGTTCTAATCTTGTGTATAAGGATAGATAATGCTTCTTTGAATCCATAAGTCTGGTCCCCAAGATTGTCTGTCTCTGGATAAGTCCAATCGACGGAAGCAAAATAACCTTCTGTTAACCTTACTTTATCTGAGTGTGATTGGTCATTAGTTCCACGGTATATTAAAACAACATCTGGAGCAATTCTTTTCATACTTCCTGGGACTCGTTTACCAAGTTTTCGGATAGTAGAATCATGCCAGGCGTGACTTGTTGCTTTTTGCCCAATTGCAGTGTGGGATGTAATTGAAGATCCTGACCATGTGACTGCGATTGGTGTATATCCCAATTCCTCTGCAGCATACATCCACCAAGTTTTTAAAGTGCCAGCATTATAATTTAGAGGCTCACCCAAATTCTTTCCCACATCATCGGCGCAAGGAATAAATGTCAATTCACTACCAATATCAGAAGAAGCAATGGTATAGTTCGATGCTTGCCCATCAAGCGAGATTGTTTTACCAACATCATAATGAGTGATATATGATGACAGCGTCTTACCAATATCTGCTTCTTCAATTACTATTTCACTAACATTGTAGTCAGGGTGAGTGGAAATACTGTCACCAATAATGGCGACAGTTAACCCGTCTTTTACTCTCTTAATGCCAGCCGCATTCTGAGCCTCCTGAATCCCGTCCTCCATTGACTCAAGCATTGCGGCAGTAAGAGTTGTTTCATGATCTTTGAACCCTTGTTTTACATATGGCATTGAAACTTACCTCCTTACGTAGTAGGTGCTACTGTTTCTGTAATAGTAACATCGGAAGGATCGATGTCGTCGTATTTGAAACAGATAGACATTGTTGCGGCAGTTCCCGCTGCTCTTAAAGTAGCTGTTGGACTTCCACTACCCGTAAGCATGCCGCCAGAAGTTCCTCCAGTATCAGTTAAACAGTATGCATTTCTTGCATAAGGAATTAGATAATAAGTTGCTCCTTTAACTGGATAATTAACAACTGCAAAGAAAGAGGCATTATCTGCCAATTCGCCTACCTTCATAATAGCTTTACCGTCTTGAATATAAGCAGTAATATCTTCTGCGTCACCGCCACCACTTTCTTTATCCAATGCAACAGGCAAAGTATTATTACTTCCATTAGCGGTCCAAGTACCAGTTTGTTCAACATATCCGCTAGCACCTACTCTCCAAGAAACAGTAGTACCATTTGGGACAGTAATACTATTGCCATTTTGAGTATATCCAGAAGCTGTTAGAGTAACCGTTGCATTAGATGGAGTTGGATTGATTGTGAAAGTGTAGTTAATCGGAGTATCAGGTTCTTCCTCTTCACCAGTAGCAGTATTCTTAGTAGGTACACTAATATAAACAGTACCAGTAACGGAAGCAATAGAAATAGTAATCGTGCTTCCGCTTGTCGTCACCGCTGCGCTAGTAACATCAATTCCACCCATAGTGACGGTTACACCAGCGGAACCGACTTCATAGTTTTCCGTAAGAGTGACAGTAGCACTAAAAGCAGCATCTCTATCAACAGAATTTACACCATCATAAGTTGCGCCCGATCCAATACTTGTAAAAATATTCCAAGTGGTCAACGTGCCAATGTTGTTTGCGCTAAAATCGGCACCTTTTAATGTTATAATCATAGTTTTCTCCTTTATCCTAATATTGCTTCTCCAAGGATAGCTTCACCAAGTACCGCGGTACGAGTTCCTTCATCATCGGTAATGATAACTATTGTCCCAACGGGAATTTCACCCGCAGCATTCGCCGCTTGATATTCAGCAAGAGTACCCTCAAAAATGGGGGTACTTCCACCGTCCTTCCCGTCTACACCCTCTGCTTTGACGTTGGTATTATTTCCATTGATATACCAATAGCCGTTTTGGATGTACGGGGTGCTTCCGTCTACGCCGTCTACCCCCTCTGCTTTGACGTTCGTGGTATTGCCGTTTATGTACCAATAACCGTTTTGGATATATGGTGTATTCCCGTCCGTCCCTTGGATACCCTGCTCGCCTTGGTCGCCCTTGTCGCCCTTGTCGCCTTTTTCACCTTGGGGACCTTGTTCGCCTTGAATACCCTGCTCGCCCTGTGGACCTTGTTCACCTTGGGGACCTTGTTCGCCCTGCGCTTTAACGCCCGAATTTATCCCATTGATGTACCAATATCCGCCTTGAATATAAGGGGTTTTTCCGTCTTTCCCATCTTCGCCTTGGGCTTGAACCCCTGTGTCGGTTTCACCAATCCACCAATTGCCGTTATTGCCGATGAATGGGGTTAATCCGTCTTTCCCTTGCTCCCCAATAACACCGTCAAATTCTCCGCTGTTTAACACGTCAGAAACGGCGGTTTTGAGGTTATCTCCGTTGACGTGAATGTCTTGGTTGGAAACGTGTTCATTCAATTGATTTAAAACGGCTTTTATGTTCACCGTAACCCACGTTTTAATGTCATCACGTAGCTTTTTAAACGCTTCTAATATTTTCATGATTCACCTCTATTCTGTTACGGTTACTACACATTCAGTTTTCATATCAGGGTTATCGTTCAAGTGAACTTTTACACGCACACTCCCTGTGGCAACTGCTTTATATGTCTTTATTTTGTTATAGTCCCCTGATAAGGAAACATCATTAAGGCATCTATCCCCAGTGGTCCCCCACATAACATAACTTGACAAGTTCTTCATGGAAGCCGTGAGCGTAAATGTCTCGCCCACCTTTACCGTTATTTCATTCGGATATACCGTTAACACATCCGTTTCTTCTATAATCTTCGTCCACTTAGCGTACAACGTCACATCACCCGTAATCTTTGCCCCTGCAACCGCTTCTATTGTCAATCCACTATCCGTATACCAGCCGCCAAACGTATAGCCGTCTTCCGTCAATATAGGTAACGGGTTCGGTAAAGCCGTAACCACATTTGCTGCGGAAGGCTGCGTGCCGTGTCCGTTAATGTTATAGTTAACTGTGTACGTGCCTTGAACGTTTTCGTTTTTAACCCACTTCGCATACAGCATAACATCACTCGTCAATGCTGCCCCTTCCACCGCTTTTACCGTCAATCCACTATTCGTATACCAACCTGCGAACGTATAACCGTCTACGTACAATATCGGTAAATCCGTAGGAATTGCGGTCATTCCCATTTGGGGTTCGGGTGCTGTACCGTATGCGGTTGAATACGTTATTAGAAATGTAACAGGAATTGCCTCACCGTCTGCGACAATCAATTCACTTGTGTTAAAGACAAGCTCGTTATAATCAATGTTATCTACCTCATCCACCTGTTTTTGCAACGGTTCAAGCTGTTTGGACACGTTATAGTCAATTTGCGTTTCCAAAATAGCTTCACCCCATGTTGCCACAAAGTCGGGATAGTCATTTGCGATATTTGCAATATTGTCCATCCCCGCGCCTACCTGCACGCCCGTAAAGATTGCCGTGTTTAATACATAGGAAACGTTCGTCCCTTCAAGGCAGATAAATCGAATAAGGAAATTCAACGAACCTTCATACTTCGTCGCATTTTTCGATATTATCCAACTGAATATAGCAACGTTTTTATCATCGGGGCTAACCTGTAAATCGCTACAAAAATACACGTCCGAAGATTTTTGGTTTTGGCTTGTAGATATATTTATGAAATGCACTTCAACCCGTGCGCACTTCGACATGTCGTGTCCCTCAACATACCGAGGGATTTCAAACGTAAAGCGCTCCGAATTATGGTCGTACTGAATTATGCGAGTTTTCCCCGATTGATTTACGATTGCCCTCGTTTTCGGATCGATCGCAAAATGCTTGTCGCTATCATATATATTGTTTATATGTGCCATATCTCACACTCCTTTAATCGCCCAAGTAGTGGTCTAACAATACCTTGTGAGCGATAAGTTTATCTGTCGTAACACCAGTTACGTAGGAAGGAAGCCCGACAATAAGCTCAACCGTATTCGGACACCAAACCTCAACGGGCAAATTATGCTTTTTCGCAACTTCCACGCACGCTTCCACGGCGTTCATGTCAATGTTGAGGAATACATTTGCGCCCTGCATTTGAAGCGTTTTTGCACGTGTTATGTAGTGGGCGGGTAAGTCCGTAGCCGTGATACACAACACTCCAAGCCGTGCCGATTTATCAGCTTCAAACATTGCATACAATGCCGTATCGCTAAACGATATCCATGTAACACCGTCATTCATTCCGTGTTTTTTGACAATCTCCACAAGTGCTTTTGCCTGCCATGCCGTGATCGCATCCTCAATCTCGACATAAGGGTGTAAACCAATGTTTCTACATAACTGTATAAATTCGTCAAACGTAGGAATTTTCGTGCCTGCGTACTGCTCCGAGAAGTACACCCCAAAATCGTATGTCAATGCTTCCTCGTATGTGATATCCGCAATATTTACCGCCGCCGCAATTGCCGTCCCGTCTGCGTTTCTGCCTGTTCGGTTAATTGTTACGTCATGCATCAATACGGGTACGCCGTCCGAAGTCCAACGGATATCGCATTCGACAAAATCGAAGCCGTTTTTCTTTGATAACTTATAGGCAGGAAGAGTATTTTCGGGGGCTTCGTAGTTATACCCTCTATGGTTGATGCTGTGTACCTTTTTTACAACAGGCAGCGCCTTTTTAAAGCGCTTGTCGTTGTCATTGACGGCGCGATCAACCTTCGCCCCAATCTTGATCCCGTCTACTCTCACGTCGATTGATTTATACATCCCCGTGTCGTATACGTTTACTTCCGTCAATGGTAATTCATCGTCATACGACATCGTTGTTACTATCAATCTAAAATACGTATTCGGTGGAATGGTATAGTCCGCTGTCTGCGTTACCCAACCAAGGTCGGCTTTGAAAGCTCCCGTTTCGTCGTATGTATGCACTGCCATTCTATAATTGGCGTTGTGTTTCAATACAACGGGGAAATGGTAGAAATGAATATTCTTCGTATATAACCGCCCATTGTGGTCCGTTGGCGCGCCACTCGACAATGTGCCGAGGGCAAAGTCCATTTCTTCCGTCAATTCCTCGGAATATTCCTTCCTCAAATATGCTTGCGATACATAGGATACCGCGGATAAAAACGTGTCAATATCCGCCGTAATGGTCGTATCTTCGGGAGATTTCCGAATTACAATTTTGTACTCCTGTCCTGCGGGCATATCTACGTAGGAAAGCCATTCCCCGTCTGACTTTAACACTCCATCTTCAAACAATACGCACATAACTTGATAACCGTCATTTGCGGTTATTCTTACATCGTGTACGTGTTTGAATGTAACGTCCGAGGTTACACGGTATTCCATCGCGGGGTTAAATGCGCCCGCTTTCCATCCCTCAATTGTCCCCCTTGTAAATGTTTCTTTCGGGTAGGTCATAGGGGCTTTCAATGAAGCGAACCCCTCGTCAAGGCTTTCAAAAAGCATTGCATTGTCGGTTTTAATCTCGATTTTAGAAATAAACTCCGCAATATCTGCCGTCTCCGTTGTATCTTCTATTTCCCGTGCAATAACAAGCCTAATGCGCTGGAACGCGGGGATGTCATAGTACGTATTAAACCAATTCAAAGTGGATACGGAAACGTTTTGCTCGTTGCACAAATACCCTCTTACTTTAAAGCCCGCTTTGATGAAAATCCTCACCGCAAAGGGGAAATATAACACTCCCTTCGTCCTAACACGGTATACCTCACCGTTGGAGGTCACATCGTTTGCATTCCACGATCCGTTTTCAAATTCGTACTCATCAAACGTAAACTTGTTTTTAGAAAGTTTTTCAAGGCTTTTCGCTGCTTTCTTTTGTTCCGTCCTTACCGCATCGCCTGCCGTGTTAAATGAATTGCCGTCATAGTTCACTCGCATGTCTACAACTTCTATATTGTTGCCTTCCCCGTCCAAGGCGCACGGCGCAACTCCCGATAACAGGGTGCCAAGCCGTGCCTTTAATTCCGCAATATCGGTGTTTGCGTTCCATATAGTCGAAAGGATTTGGCTGTAAATATTCTTCGTCGGATCTGCATGTAAAATAAGCGGCGACCCGCCCGATATCTTCAACTTCAACGTCGTTGACGGTTTTATAGAATGGGGGGTTACCTTTTCGCCTTTAAGCGTTATAAGCAAATGCCCCTCTTCCACCAATACTTCGGGCGGTACTTGGCAGGTATTTTCACTCGACAAAACCACCTCATAAGGTTTAGAGTTTTTTGTTGTTCTGAAAATAGCCGTCTTTGCATAGCCGTCCCACGTACTGTCAAACTCCACCATAATTTGTGCGGAATTATAGCCGTTCTGCGCTATCGTTGGAAAAACCGCCGCTGAAAGCTCTTGGTCTGTTGCTTTAATAAAAATTGTTGTCATACTGCTTATCCTCTTAATCGATCGCAAGCCCACGATTTTTAAGCGCCACTCTCCGTCCGCTTACGTTATCCGTGTCACTTGCCGTTGCACGTGCAAAGTTTTTCCCGTTTACATAGAAGTCAATCGGTCTGCCCGCCAACTCTTCTATGCTATCAATCAACCTTTCAATGTCTAATTGAGGGGTATTTCTGCTTACCGCTTCCGCAACATAGCCTTGCAATTTGTCAATCGGCGCAATCGCTTCATGCCCTCTCTCTCCACCAATCATAGCGTTATTGCCATTCATACCAAAAAGTGTCGGCTTTTTAAGGATCGCACCCTTTGCATACCACTCAATACCGAGTTTTGGTATAGAACCTTTTAATAGGTCTCCGATTTTCCAACCAGCGGGCGAAACTTTGAAGTGCGGGAGCTTAATATTCGGGAATTTCAATTTGAGTGCATTGAATATACCCTTAACCTTGTCTATCGCATTTTTAAATGGCGCAAAAATCGCATCTTTTACATTCGCGAAGGTATTCTTAATATTCGAATAAATCCCGCTAAAAAACCCCTTCACGCCGTTCCAAATATTCGTTACGCCCTGCTTCGCGGAATTGAATTTCTCCGAAAACCACGAACCGACATTTGAAAAGACATTTTTCACTCCGTTCCATACGTTTGAAAACCAATTTTTCACACCAGCCCAAGCGTTTTGAACCCCCTGTTTCGCCGCTGTGAATTTTTCGGAAAACCACGAACCGATACTCGCGAAGGTATTTTGGATGCCTGTCCACATATTTGAGAACCAACCTGTGACCGCCGACCATGCGCCTTTCACCCCGCTTACGATACCGTTCCATATCCCTTTAAACCATTCCACGGCGGAGTTCCACGCGTTTTTGATGCCTTCCCACGCATTCTTGCCAGCCGCCATGATCTCGTCCCAATACTCAACACATACAACGATTATGGCGACAACCGCCGCTATCGCTGCAACAACGCCAAGTATGATCCACGTAACGGGTGACATGAGCGCAACGGCATTCATGATACCCCAAGCAATAGATACTGCTGTAATACCTATCGCCACTACCGCAAGTGCTGCGGCGATTGCCTTAACCGTCGTGGGGTGTTCTTTCATCCACCCAAGCGCGGACGTTCCCCATTCACTAAACTTAGTGATAGCGGGGAGCAACGCCGAAAGCATTTCCGTTTTAAGACTTTCAAACTCTGTTGTCAGCGGTGCCATTGTTTCCGCAAGCTCGTTCTGTACAAGTATGCTTTCCGCCGCCGCTTCCTTTTCCGCCGTCAATGAACCCGAAGCTTCGTCATACTTCTTCGCCGCATCTCCGTATAATTTGGTTAAGGTTTCTTGGATAAGGGCTTGACGTTCCGCTTCTGTCGTGCATTCCGCCAACGCTTCATTGAACGCATCTTCGGCGGTTGTTACGTCTTCGCTCATATAGTCGGCAAACATATCCGCCGCTTCACTCGACCAATTCAATGCATCGGCAAGTACGCCTGTTACCTTCCCCGTCTTTGCGGTTTCGTTACTCGCTTCCGCTAACCCTTCCACGGGCAAGCTGTCTTGATAACTACCCCAAACGCCCTTCGTGATTGTCACCCAATTATTTAAATCGGCTTGACTATCGGACATTTTAGCAATCAAGTTCGCTGCTTCAACAGCTCGATCGTCCTCTCCAAATATCCCGTACAGGTCTTTCCACGTTTTCGTTGCCGTTTCCGTGTTAAATCCCATACCTTCAAAGGAGGTTTCAAGTGTTGCGAAGTCTTGGCGGATTTCCCTTGTCGCTTCGGGCAAGCCCATGAGATAGTCTGTAAATTCGGCTACCTTGTCAATGCCAAATTGAATAGCTTCGGATGCGAGGTCGGAAACAACGCCTTTCATAACTGTAAAGCCGTCGCCCGCTTCCTTTGCGCTGTCCCCCGCTTCTTCGAGAGATTTATCGAATTTATCCGCCGCCTTTTCAGCATCGTTAAAGGCTTTTTTATTGTCCTTTAATTCACCAGATAATTTGTCAATCTGCTTTGCAAGGTCTTTTGCTTCCTCGGTGTTTTCTCGCCCCTCAACAACCAGATCGGCATATTGCTTTTTAAGCCGTTTGACTTCGCCCTCTTGCTTATCAATTTCCCCCGTCAACCTTTCCGTTGCGGTTTCCGTCTTTTTGCTTTCTGCCGTTTGCTGTTCAAGCTCATTGTTTACGTCGTTTATCGCCTTACGGATTTTTTCTTCGGCGATTTTCGCGTTCGTAAGCTGCCGTCGTAAGTCGTTTGCTGCTCGTGAGTTTTCACCGAAGATCTCAACCGCCTTTTGAAGCTTCTGCTGTAACGCTTCGGTCTTATCCTGCGAAGCTGCTAATTGTTCCCCCAAAAGCCCGTGCTTTTTTTCAAGCCCCTCAATACTCCTGCCGTTGGTTTGCATTTCTGCATCAGTCAATTTCAGCTCCGCGCCAAGCGTTTTATATTCATCTGCCGACTTCGCTATTTGTTTATTAAAGTCCGCCGTCTCTGCGGTAAATTTAATCTTTGCTTCATTTTTTGCCATAATCTATCACCTCTTATGGCTATTTCTTTCACGTTCTAATACGTAGTTTAGCCACCCGTCATACGCCGTTTTGTTCTCAACCACACCCATTAAAAACGCATAATCGGCGTACCAAAATAAACTCTCTTTAATCTCCAACATCTCCACGTAGTATGTGTAGTAATCTTCGACCTCGACAAGTTCAAACGGGGGTGGTTTTATTGTCTGCTTCCTTGCGTGCGTTCTTTGTCTGAACGGGGTTCGGAAGCTTTCACTTTTTTTGGGGTTGTCATTGCCGTTAATGCGTCCATAAGAGCTTCACGGTCGCACCCGCATTTTTCGATAAATTCATCTTCCGTCAAAAGGTTTTCGCTATCAAAATTGGCGCATACATACGCCGCATAAAGAACGGTGAGGGTTTCAAATTCATCCTGTGCGCCGTTCGCCATTACCTTTTGGCATCGCAAATAAAGTGATCTGTTCTTTGCCGACAACCTTTTAAGCAAGATGAACGCCAAGCTCATATTGCAGGTCGTCCCGTCGTAAAAGGTAAATTCATACCCCGTTGTGATTGAGATTTTTTCCATACTTTTCTCCTTTTTTTGAAAAGGGCGGGTATTTCACCGCCCTTTATGATTATTCCGCGGTTTTTTTGTCTTTGACTTCCTCTATGAGTTTGTCAACACTTAAAATTTCGTCAAATCGTTCCTTCGGAATTGTAATAACTGCCCCTACGCGGTAGGTTTTCCCGTTATATTTATCAATAAATTCCTTCAAAACTTTCGCCTTCATTTCATATCACCTTTCTTATGCTTGTGTTTTCTTCACTAATGTTGGTGTGAAACTCTCCATCCAAGTAGTTTGCGCGGTGCCTGTCAAACTCGCTTCAAGCGCTTCATATACCCCGTTCCCTTCGGTGTCGGGCATAACGCTAACTTCAAGCTCCATTTCCGCAACTTCTTCTGCTCCGTTTTCAATCTTACGAACCGTACCCGTACTCATTACACAATTCGGGTACGCTTTCAGCTTCAAATTGCCGTCTTCGTCTTTGATGTGCATCGTTAAGCAGAACGTTTCATGTTTGGAGTTTTTGCCATACGCACTTACACCGTCAATAAGAGTGGTCAACTCCATGCCGTATGCCTTGGTATATACCTCATACGGTACGTGTGCTGTGATTTTCAAAGTCCCGTTACCCGTTCCTTTAACAACCTTTTTCACAACCTCACCACGGCACGATTTTGTGATTACCTTGTTTTCCATTTCTTCTTCGACCGAACCGACACAATTCACGGCGTATGCGGTCGTGGAAAACTTTAAGTTCATTTCGTACAACTCATAATCAGAAAAAACTGTTCCCGTTGTTACTACCATTTTTATTTCTCCTTTCTTAAAAATCTTTTAATAAATTTGCTATGCATCTATCAATAATTTCATTCGATGCAGCTTCGCCACCACGGGCGAAGAATTGTTGGTCCCCGTAATGCTTTTCGGTGTTCGACCCATCATCGGGGAAGTACAAATATTGATACTTTTTCTCCGCTCTTACTGTTACGGCGAGCGTTTCCTCGTTTTCGTTACGCATTGACTTACTCGTTTTTGCAGGTTTTGCCTTGCCTTTCCAAGTGATACCTGATACGGGCATAAATTGCCGTATGCGTTCCTGTATCAAATCCCCTGCTTCGCCGTGTAATACCTCGTTGATACGATCTTCCGCATCTCCGCCGTAATACGCCTTTAAAACTTTTTCCAATTCATCGAATTGGTCGTATGTCAATGTTAAACGACTCATTTTCTCGCCCTCACAAAATGCAATGTCAGCATTTCAACAACAATATTTGTGTTCGGCTTCTGTACATAGTCGTATATCGCATCTTCGCTTGTCGGTCGTACCCCGTTGATTTCTACCATTTTAGCGGTGACATCCTCCGCCATGCCGTCGGGAACATAGTCCTCTCGCACAATATGTACGTCGAAGTAGTCGGAATCGCCCGTGTTGTTTTTCGCTTTCGCCAATTTCGTGCGATTAAAAACGATATAATTCCAATCGGTTTCTCGTACCGCTTTATCGACCACGCCATAAAACACTCGGTTGTCTACTTTTTCAAGTTTTGTTTTAACGTCGTTAAGTAACATTCTCTATGCTCCTTACTCCTTCGAGAAATAGCCACATTTCCGTGCGGTTTTTGTCGGTTTCTTTCACGTCGTACAAATACCCATCAATGATAGCTTTGCACTTGTTGTCAACCCCTTTGAATAATCGGGTTTTTACCTTCAAGGAAAGACTAAACCCTAATTGCTCCGCAAATTCAAGGTCTTGCTCACGCCGTGCCGCTTCCTCATAGTCAAGCTTCACGATAAATTCCAAATCTCCGAGGGCGGACACATTCTGCTTTGCCCCGAAGCTTGTTACTCGGGGTTTTTCACGATAAATACTCACAACGCCGTCATTGTAACGGCTAAACTTGTTTTTATTCATCGTCTTCCACCTCGTTTTCATAAGCTGCGACCGCATATTTCGCACGAATTTGCGCAATTTCATTGGAATAATTCACATCAAACTCCGCCACCGAGTGATTCCACTCATACAAGCAATACGCCAAAAATAGCATATTTTCTGCGCCCGATATGCTAAAATCCATGTTTGGATCGGTTATCCCCAACTTGTGGGATAAGATGGGGATCGCCGCGTTAATAATGTCCGTTACCCGTGCATTTGTGGTGTCGTCTTCCCAAGTGATGTTCAATTTTCGCTTGACTTGTTTAAAAAGCGTTTCGTTCATTGCTCATCACCTCACAAATAATGTTATGCCGTCGCGGTTTCGGGGTTCTTAACCGTGATATATGCAGGCTCAAGCTTGCTGATATCAAGGTATACCGCACACGTATTGTCGTATGCACGACCTTCACCGTACTGTTTAATCTTGAATACTGTCTGATCTTCGAGGAATTTATATTCTTCGGATTTCTCAATCACGCCGTTCTTCGCTCCACCTGCACCGAAGAAGTATTCTTTTTCAAGGAACAATACCGCCTTGCCGTCCGCAACTTCGTTGCTCACATATACTTTCGTAGGGAATGCGAACAAATCACGCACCCAAGCCCCTGCGGTGTTCAATACGGACGTTGCGGGCATTACCTTCGTCAAGTAGTCGTTTTGATTTACGATCAAGCCTACGCTTGTAAACTTTCTCTTCTTCCCCGTTTCTGTCTTTGCCATCGTTGCAAGCACCGCACCATAATCTTTTGCGTTAAACGATTTGAGCTGTACGGCGGTTTTGTCGGGATAGCCCGTCGAGGAATTGAAGGTTACGCCTTCATGGATATCCTTAATCAACCCAATAGGCATATTCACGCCCGTCCCGTTCACGATAGCGTATTCCATACCACACGCAAGTGCTTCCGTCAATACCGCGCGAATATAGCCGTCGAGGAATACAGGACCGAGGTCAAGCATACCGTTTTCAATGACTACATAAGCGGAAAGCTTGTTCTGCTTAACGTCAACAACCTTGAAGGAGGACTGAATTTCTTCCGTAATCTGTGCCGTTACCGTTCCCCATACTGCCTTCTGCGCTGCATGGTCGTTCATGATCCACTTCGTCGCATATTTAACGTGGTGGAATTGGATTGCCGACAAGAGAGGATGCTCTTCCTTCAAATTCTTGTACACATCTTCAATAATGGTTGCAGGCATCAAATCATCTTCGTTTTCCGAACCGATAATCGCCGTAAACGCCTGCTGCGCGTTGGAAGATTTCAACGCATTGATAACCTTCTGATACCATTTCGTTTCTTTGGGGGTAAGCTGTCTATACCCACGCTGTGCGAGGATAGCGGCTTCATGATTGCCCTTAAATTCCTCGAAGTCTGCTGCAACCTTCATTGCCGCGCGCGTAGCCACTTCATCGTAAAAGGTGTCTGCCGCTGCCTGCATTTTTGCTTTGTCGCCACTTTCCATAGCGGTGACGAGTTCATTGATACTGTTCTTTTCGTTTGCAAATTTTTCCATTGTCATACTCCTTTAATTTTTTAAAATTGCATTGAAAAATCCACTAAGTTTTTCAGTGGCTCTTTTTTCGCTTTCTTTGCCCGTTTCTTCGCCCGTTTCTTCTTCCCCGTCCGTTTTATCGGTGTCGGGTTCTTCGTCTGTTTCTGGGCTGTTTTTGGGGGGATTTTCGGGCTCTCCTTCGCCTTCTTCCGCCTTTGGCATTTCCGCAAGCTTTTGGCGGTACGCTTTCACGATCGCGAGTAGCGCTTTTTTGGCGTTTTGGCTTGCTTTTTCCGTTGCGGTCTTTTCAATCTTCGTCGCAAATCCATATTCCATCGCTTCGTCGGGCAAAATCCAACTCTCCGCATCCATCAACGCTTTGATGTCGGCTTCGCTTAAATTGGAATGCGCCTTGTATGCCGCTACGCTTGCCGACGTGATTTTTTCCAAATCGTCCGCCGCCTTTCGCAACTGCTCGGCGTTCCCGTCTGCTATCGTCCACGCATTATGGATCATAAGCAACGAGCTATCGCTCATTACTCTTTCATCCCCAGCCATGAAAATGACGGATGCGATCGAACAAGCGAAGCCGTCACAATAGGTGACAACTTTTGCCCTATGGTTCCGCAATGCGTTATAAATCGCCAAGCCTTCCGCAACTTCCCCGCCGTATGAATTGATATGTACGTCGATTTCGTCAACGTCTGCGCCGTTCAACTGCTCGACAATCGGCTTTGCGCTTACGTCATTCTCCAGCCACGGGAGCGAAGTTATATCGCCCATAATGTTAAGGGTGAGCTTCCGTCCTTCCGTTACCATCGAAAAATATCGGTTCATTCGCTCTTACCTCCTTTTGATGTATTTACGACCTCGCCTTCACGCTTCAATGCGTTCTCCGCAAGTTCATAGTTCTTTGTTAAGAAATGCGCCTTACTAAATTCGGTGTTCAGTTCTTCCCACCCGATAACCTTTCGGGCTTCATCAATACAGGACACGCCACTTCCTATAATCTTGTCAATCGCTGCCGCCATATCCAAAATGTCAACGTGGTTGATGCGTGTTGTATCAACTACAACATAGTTCCCCTTCTTCCACTCGGCGAAGGAAAAGTATTTTCGCGAAAGCTCTTCCTCGATCATGCACGCAAGGGGATCAATGCAGAATGTCAAAAACTGTTGCACAATCTCTTTGACGTTCGTCATATTCCCGTATAACAACGGGAGAGGGATTTTGCACGCCTGCGCCGCCACTTCAAACGTCTCTTTCCGCCAAGCAACAACGTCTGCATTCGTCGTAGGGGTGGATGTTGAAAAATCCTGCAAATCCGTCCCTCTGTATTGAGGATACACCGAATTATCGGCATCAATAAACGACTTCAATTGCGCTTTCAGCTGACTATCAAAAAGTTCTTTAAACCGCTTGTCCCCTGCTTCGTAATTATCCAACACAAGCTTGTACTTCTTGCCGTTGGTGCGTGCGTATGTCTTCATAGCAAGATCGAAAAGCTTCCCATACTGCACATAAATTGCATCCACCAAGCCTTTGACATTGGTGTTTTCAAGCTTCATGTGGAATACCCCGCTTGCGTTATACTTGCGCTGTAACGTATGTGTCCCCACCGTTACGTTGTCGTAGGCGTAACCAACCAAGGGATTGCTGTCGTCTACGTCATACCCGTCCGCACAAAACAAATATTCGTTGTGCGGGATAAGTAGCGCCCCGTCATCGTAGTAAATCTTTTCTACAAACTTATGTATAAATTGGCTCGAATTTTCATTCGGGTTGGGGGATATATTCAACCTGTACCATAACTTCCCCTTCGTTTCCTCGCCGTTCTCGTAGGTCTTAAACTCGCATTTGCTTAAAGTGTTCGCAATGTATGATATGCATATTTGCAGGGCAAGCTCTTTAAATTCAAGCTGGTTAAGACTTTCGCACACAATCGCTTTAACCTCTGCTGCGCTTACCTTCTCTTCAAGGAAACCAAATAAATTTATCTTTCTCATATCGTCACCTTATAGAATGATAGGATCTAAAAATTCATAGTTCGACGGCTCGGGAAGCACGTCGGATACAACCACCGCATTGACAAACGCCATAAACCCGTCCGTTTTTCTGCTTTTCGGCTCAATCTTGCCGTATTTAAAATTGTTATTCGGAGCGGGTTCTAACTTCGCATTGTTTGTAAACCACCGCATCAACGGATCGTCGCCCCAAATAATCTTGTTCCCGATAAACATTGAAGCAACTGTCGGCACGACCTGCATAATGTCCGACGGTCTTACAAGCTTTATCTCGTCATACTTCGCATCGAACCCCGCTTTTTGCAATTCGCTTGCGAGTAGGGTATGCCGATAGTAGTCGATGCCTATCTTTTTAATGTTATACTTCGCTTTTTGCTCCCGTATCCAATCGCACAATATTGACGGATTTATCTCCACGTCATCGACAATCGTCAACAACCCACGCCGTACCATTTCGTCAAGTGGGATTTTAAGGCGATGCCTATCCGCCGAAGCTGTGCAAAACCAACTATGGTGCATACCGTAAAATACGCCGTCGCCTTTGAATAACAAGAATGCCGACATAAAGTCCGTTGTCTTCATGTAGTCAATGCCAAGTACGCAAGGCATATCCGTTAAGTCGGGAAGCTCTCCCTTCGTTTTCAAGATGTTTTCCCAACTTGTAACCTCGGTGTCTTTGCGCCCCTGCGGTATGTTCATTCGCTTTGTCATGAAGGCGTTATTGATAACAGGATCAAGTTTATAATCCTCATATTCCCTCCGCATCTGCTCTTTCAATATCGGCAGGTACGGCAAAGAAGGATTCGCCTTCTCCCACATGTCGGGGTTATGCACTTCCTCTTCATCGTCAAGCTTACAAATGAACGGTAAAAATCCG